GTCAAAACTTTCACAACCTTCATTATTACCATTAATAATAATCTCATCTTTGTAAATACCTACATTAAAATTATTACCAATGTTTTTTAGGTATTCTGCTTCATTCTTAACAGCACACCATTCATCTACGGTAAAGTCCGTAGGTTGTTTCCAATAGTTAGTATATCCCATTTATCCTCCTAGTTTGATTTATTGATTAATACTATTTTTTTAATACCTATCCCATTCTTATACGGGATGACCTTATAAGGCGTAGGGCTGTTAAGCCCTGCCTCAATCGCTTGTTTAATGTATTCTGCCCAATTCATATTCCTCCTAGTTTAATTGCGGTAGATAAGACCAAAATTTAATCCCTGCTACTGCTGTTAATGATAGACCAAGCCACACGCTTAAATGTATGGCTATAATTATTCCTAAAAACATAAGCGCAAAACAAAGCGCAAACGCTATTGCTGTCAATATAGGGTGCATTATTCATCCCCCCATAATCTAACGATTACAAGGGAACAAATTAGAGCCAATAAAAAATACTCCATTACCACTCCTTCCTAGTTTCTGGTTTAAGATGAATAACATTACCCACGATTACACCATCAAATAATTGATTATAAAGTTTAGTAGCTTGCTCATTGATAGGCTTACGTTTTAATTTACCTTCCTCATCAACTAACAAACATCCTAAATCTTCAAGATCAACTAATTCAACATAACCGCCAACAGCTTTTTGAGCCTCCTCAAGTGAAGGCTCATAATCATAGACGGTCATAGTAGGTTTATTAGTTTTTATAACGCTTACTGTTTCCATGTTTTCTCCTTTAGTTTTAATTAACATAAGTTAATAATTTAATCATTTAATAAAACCCGTCAACCCATAAAATAACAATTTGCATAAAAAAAAACTTTAGTTTATAATGTTGCAAATATGTCACAAAACCTCACAGACAAACAAAAAATGTTCGTTGAATACTTTAGCCAGACGGGCAACGCTACCCAATCAGCGATCAAGGCGGGATACTCTGAAAAGACTGCTGAACAGCAAGGCTACGAACTTAAAAACAAGCTACAAAACCAGATAGAGAACGCTACCAAGAAACTGCTCGGGTCTGCTGTACCAATGGCGGTGGATAAACTTAAAAAGCTGATTGAGAACGATAAGACTACTCCAAGTGTTCAACTAGGTGCAATCAACTCATTGCTAGATAGAACGGGCTACCAGACTACAACCAAGTTTGAAGATATAACGGGTAAGAAGACAGACGAGGAACTTAAGGCCGAACTAGATCACTTACTTACTAACATGAAGATCGTTAAACTTACTGATCCAAGTGATGGTGGGTCTAGCTTAAACTAGGTCATTACTCCTCCATATCTGCTCATAGACAAGCATAACACCTAAAGGACAGTAGAAGGCTTATCACTCTGATTACCTGCGTAAAAGGGCTGGATGAAGGATGTCCGCACACACACACACGCCTTCCCCTGCTATGCCTCAAGCGGTGCGGTCTGGTGAATATTACCCCTGCTTTGTTCTATTCCTCTCCTACATACACACACAGACAAGGGCTTCGTTATGTGGATGGATGCCCGTGATTTGACCCCCCACCCCCCAAGAAGCGATTTGTGTCATTAATCAATGGATAACTCTGCAAACTCATGGGTAATTATTAAATATTAACCTATGTTAATAGCTTGCATATGTGTTTTTTTTAAACTATATGGCTTATATGGCACGTAAATTTTTACAGATAAAAAAACCACAAACTTTATTGCATTTTCAAAATAGTAAGTATATTTATAGGTATGTTCTTGTTGATAGAGTTCCTTATACTGCTACACAACATTATGGGTTTGATGATAAGACGCATATGACTACCGAAGAAATTTTTGAGTTAGCAACACCACGTAAAATACGTAGAAAATATATTATAAAAAATGACAAGTGACGACCTAGAACAAGCTGTTAAGATAGCCAAAGAATTAGAGCAAAGAAAAGCTACTAATCGTATGAGTGAATATAAACCATACAAATACCAAATGAAATTCCATAATGCAAAAGCGCAACAAAGATTGCTTATGGCTGGAAATAGGATCGGTAAGTCTTTTAGTGGGGCTATGGAAATGGCGTACCATGTGACGGGTCTATACCCAACATGGTGGGAAGGTAAACGGTTTAACAGACCAATTCGTGCTTGGGCTGGGGGAGTTTCTAATGAAACCACTAGGGATGTTTGCCAAAAAGAACTTATCGGTCAACCAGACGACCCTGCGGCAAAAGGTACAGGATCAATACCTTTAAAATATATTGTAGAAACTGTTAGAAAAGCAGGTGTACCTAACGCTTTAAACTCCGTTATTGTAAAACACGTATCTGGTGGTAACTCCAGAATAGGTTTTAAATCATATGATATGGGTAAAGAAAAATGGATGGGTGAAAGTGTTGATGTGATCTGGCTAGATGAAGAACCACCTACTCCAATCTATACACAATCACTAACACGAACAGCCGATAAAGGTGGTGTGGTATATATGACATTTACACCAGAAAGCGGTATGACAGAAACCGTTGCACAATTTGTAAACAACTTAAGAAAAGGACAAGCATTAATAACAGCAGGATGGGATGACGCACCTCATATGACAAAAGAGGTTAGAGAACAAATTTTAGCCGCATTACCGCCACACGAAAGAAAAATGCGTGAACGTGGAATACCACAATTAGGTTCTGGTTTAGTATTTCCAATAGCAGAAGAAGATGTAATATGTGATGAAATTGTATTACCAGATCATTGGCCAAAAATTTGTGGGCTGGATTTTGGATGGGATCACCCAACAGCCGCAGTATGGGTTGCTTGGGATAGAGATACAGATACAGCTTATGTTTATGATTGTTATGCTATGAGGCAAGAAGCAGTACCTATTCATGCATCTGCTATAAAAATGAGAGGAAAACATATACCTGTTATTTGGCCTATGGATGGCAGACAAGCTGATAAAGGTTCTGGTAAAAGTTTAACACAACAGTACAAAGAAGAAGGTGTTAATATGAGCAGAGAACATTTTAGTAATCCACCTCAAAACGGACAAAAAGATGGTTCTGGAGGAAACTCCGTAGAAGCAGGTGTTCAAGAATTATACACTAGATTTAAAACACAAAGGTTGAAAATATTTAAAAATCAGAGTAAACTGCTAGAAGAATTGCGTATGTATCATAGAAAAGATGGTAAGATTGTACCAGCTAATGATGACGTAATATCTGCAATGAGATATGCAGTTATGTCGTTAAGAAAAGCTAGAACAAAATCATATGAAAGATTACAAGTGCAATCAGATTATGAGTTTAATATATTTAACTAACAAAGGATAACAATGGGATTTGTAAGAAGAATAATACAGACAATTACACAAACAGTAAATCCACCCGCAGTACAAGTACAAGCACCTGCACAAACTGCACCTGCACAAACTGCACCAGTAACAGATGTTGCGGCACAAAAAAAAGCGGCATTAGGTTCTGGTTATGGAACATCTGGACAAACTGTATTATCTAGTGGTGATACAGAAGAAGCAAATGTTTCTAAAACTATTTTAGGTCAAGGCAAAAAGAAAAAAATTAAAGCATAATTTATGGTTGAAGTCGTAACAGACGACAAATGGAGAAAACCAATTGGTGATTATCTAAAAAAAAATTGTCATATATCTGCTGATATAAAAGATGAATTTTCCTATATTGGTTTTGTTGAAAATGAAAAAATATTAGGTGGATTTTTATTTACTGATTATGATGGTCATAATATCTATGTTCATTTAGCTATAGAAAGTCCTAGATTATTTACCAGAAAACATATAAGATACGTTTTTGACTACGGTTTTAAACAAATCGGCTGTGGTCGTATGACAGCAGTTTGTAGAAATGGATACGAACGTAATGAACGTATTTTATCTGGAACAGGTTGGAAAAAAGAAGGCGTAGTTAGACAAGTTATGAAAATAGATAATAATTTTGTTGATGCGGCTATATACGGTATGTTAAAAGAAGAATGTAAATGGATTTAGGAGAATAATTATGGGCGGAAAAGCACAACCACAAATGCCACCACCAGTAGATCAATCGGTCTATGATAAAACTGCGGAAGCAGATGCAAAACTTGCGGCTGAAAAAGAAAAAATGTTAGGTACAAAAAAAAAGGGAATGTACGGAACAATTTTAACTTCTGGTACAGGTGATGAAACAGAAGCGGAAACAAGTAAAACAGTATTAGGAGGAGGAGTATAATGTCATTAGTAAAAAATATTAATGCTAGAAAAAAAGCTGGCACTTCAAGACCAAAAAGTAAATCAACAGTATCTCCAAAAGCATACAAAGCAATGAAGTCTGGTTGGAAGAATACAAAAAAAAGTTAGTATGGCATCTTTTGAATATGTAAAAAAACGTCTAGGCTCTATGGAAGAAGATAGAGGAACTTGGGAAACTCATTGGCAAGAAATTCTTGACTATGTTATGCCAAGAAAAGCAGACGTTATAACTTTAAGAACTCGTGGTGAAAAAAGAACAGAAGTTTTATATGACAGTACAGCTATTACTGCTAACAATTTATTAGCGGCATCATTACAAGGTACACTTACATCTCCATCATTAGCATGGTTCTCAATTAAATTAAGAGATGAAAATCTAAATCAAAATAGAGAAGTTGCTTTATGGTTAGAAGATACTGCAAAAAGAATGTATGACACTTTTAACGAAACAAATTTTAATACAGAAGTACATGAATTATATCTTGATCTATGCTCAATAGGTACAGGTGCAATTTTTGTTGAAGAAGGTAAAAAAGGTTTTGATACAGACGGTATTCATTTTAATTGTTTACATATTGCAGAATATTATATTCAAGAAAATATAAATGGAAAAGTAGATACACTTTATAGAAAATATAAATTAACAGCTAGACAAGCTGTTCAAGAATTTGGTGAAGAAAATTTAGGTGAAAAAATTTTAAAAGCGGCAAGAGAAAAACCAGAAAAAAATTTTACATTTATTCATGCTGTAGAACCAACAGAAGATTACGAAAGAGCAACAGGAAAATCTGCAACTAAATTACCATTCCATTCATGTCATGTTTGTGAGGAAGATAAAATGGTTGTTAGAACAGGTGGTTATAATGAATTCCCATATTTAGTACCACGTTGGTCAAAAGCAACTGGTGAAATTTTTGGAAGATCACCATCATTTAATGCATTACCAGATATTAAAACTTTAAACAAAGCAGTTGAAATTGGATTAAAAGCATGGGCTAAAGCAATTGACCCACCACTACTTGTTCAAGATGATGGAGTAATTGGTAGAGTTAGAATGACACCTGCTGGAATTACAGTTGTTAGAAATGACGGTGCTGTTAAACCATTACAAATTGGTTCTAATTGGCAAATAACTGACATGAAAGAAAATCAATTAAGAACTGCTATTAGACAAGCATTTTATTCAGACCAATTACAATTACAAGAAGGCCCACAAATGACAGCAACAGAAGTTCAAGTTAGATATGAACTTATGCAAAGATTACTTGGGCCAACATTAGGTCGTTTCCAAACTGAATTTTTAAATCCATTAATTGAAAGAGTATTTGGAATTATGTTTAGAGCAGGTGCTTTAATGCCTGCACCAGATGTTATTCAAGACACTACAATTGATGTAGAATATGTTGGGCCATTAGCTAGATCACAAAGAATGGAAGAAGCAGTTGCTATAGAAAGATTATATACTTTAGCAATGAATATTGCACAAGTTGATCCTGCTATTATGGATAATATAGATCACGATAACGCAATTAGAATGAGAGCAAAATTACTTGGTGTACCTAAAACTGTTTTAAGAGGTAAAGATCAAGTTGATGAAATGAGAGCCGCACAAGCAGAAGCACAACAACAAGCGGCAATGGCACAACAAGCACAACAAGAAGCACAAGTAGCTAACACACAAGCTGACGCAACTAAAAAATTAGCAGACCCTAATGTACAATCCGCTATGGGAGATATGGCAGATGATATGGGTATGTCTGATATGATGGGATAATATGGCAGATCAAGATACTGATCTAAAACAATTAAAACAACAATACAAAATTACATTTTCATCTAAAGAAGGTGAAAAGGTATTAGCAGATTTAACGTCTGCTTATTATCATAGAAGTTCATTTAAAGAGAACCCCTATGAAACAGCCTTTCGTGAAGGACAACGATCGGTATTAATCAGAATAATCAATCTAATAAAGGAGAATAAAAATGTCTGATGAACAAACGACCACTAATGACAATCCAGCAGTAGAAACTCAAATAGCTGATGCAGTACAAGGCACAGTTAATACAGTTCTTGGATCAGAAAGTGATAATCAAAATGATTGGAGATCAACACTTTCAGAAGATTTAAAAAATGATCCAACTTTATCAAACTTTAAAGATGTAGAAAGTCTTGCTAAAACTGTAGTACATCAACAAAAAGTATTAGGTAGCAGAATACCATTACCTAAAACTGATGAAGAACGTAACGAACTTTATAATAAATTAGGCAGACCAGAAGATGCTAGTAAATATGAAGTTAATATTCCAAATGAAATGGCAGAATTTATGCCTAAAGAAGATATTGAACAATTTAAAAATGTTGCTCATAAAATTGGATTAAATAACGAACAAGTAAATGCATTAATGGAATTTCAAGTTAGTGCAACTAAATCTAGTTTAGATAATCAAGGCGCAATTCTTAATCAAGAAAAAGAAAAATCAACAGAAGTTCTTAAAAAAGAATGGGGTTATGATTATGATAAAAATGTAAGGGCGGCACAAAGAGCATTAAATGTTTATGGTGATGCAGAATTACAACAACTTTTATCTGAAACATCTGCTGGAAATAATCCTGCTGTAGTAAAATTTTTAGCAACTATTGGTAAAGAAGTAACAGAAGATATGGCTCAAAATACTACTAATAATAGATTAGCTACATCTCCGTTAGATGCTAAAGAAGAAATTAATAATGTTATGGCTGATACAAGTCATGCTTATTTTAATCCATCACACCCAAACCATGAAATTGCTGTAGAAAAAATGCGACAATTACATGAAAAAGTGTATGGTAAATAAGTCACAAGTGTGATATTATTACAACAATATATTTGCCCGCAAGGACAACAAATGTATAAGTCATGTTGACTATAAAACCGTAGTGATTGTATCGTTATTACAATAAGGTTTCCCAGAAATGGATAAAGACCGATTAATTGGAATATGGTTTAATACATTTGTATTATGCTCTCTATTCTTAACTTTTAAATAAGGACTAAATAACATGAGTACACAAATAACAACAGCTTTTGTAGAACAATACAAAAGTAATGTGTTTCATCTTGCACAACAAAAAGGTTCAAGGTTAAGAGGTGCGGTTAAATCTGAAACGGTAACTGGTACATCTCATTACTTTGAAAGAATTGGTGCAACTGCGGCACAAGTAAGAACAACAAGACATTCTAACACACCTCAAATTGACACGCCTCACTCAAGAAGAAAAGTGACGCTTGCTGATTACGATTGGGCAGATTTAATTGACCAAGAGGATAAAGTAAGAATGTTGATTTCACCTCAATCTGAATATGCGAAAGCTGGTGCTTACGCTATGGGTAGAGCAATGGATGACGCAATTATTGCGGCCGCTTCTGGCAATGCATTTGGT